ACACCAGAACCGGCTGATCCAGTTAACAACTAAAAGAGGTGATGATGGGAGACTATACTGAAGAGCGCCGTCAGTCTGATGTCAACTATGGCATGTTGCTACAGCGTGTTAAAGATATGGACAGGAAGATGGGGAAGATGGAAGAGGATATTGCCTCCCTGCTTGCTTTGGCTAACAGGAGCAAAGGTGGCTTCTGGATGGGGATGACCATTGCCTCCTTCTTCGGTGGCTTTATTACTTGGGCTATGGCTCATATAGGGAAATGAGGGTTCTCCTCTTAGCTTTGTTGTTAACTGGGTGCTCTTCGTTGGCATCCTTTATACCAGGGCTGGGGGGTGGAACTAACGTAGCTGCTAACACGCAGGCTGGTAAGGAGAATAACCAAACTGGCGTTGTTGTCGGTGAGGTTAAAACTGGTAAGGTAGAGGCTAAAGATATTGGTAAATTGACTCAGGCTGACCAAGCTATTAGTGCAAGAGTAGTCGATATTACCAATATCCCACCTTGGGTTGTTTTGTTGTTAATTCTTGGATGGCTGCTCCCTTCCCCTAAAGAGATGTGGGATGGGTTGTGGAATATTCCTAACAAGATTAGAGGAAAAAAGAATGGCTGAGAAATCATTTGCCGATTATGTTAAAGATGTTATGAGTGTCCTGCCTTCGGTGGACAGGTCTAACATGCTTTACCCTACCACTATGTCAGCGGAGGAAGTGGCTGCGTATAGGGCTAATCCCTTCTCTAGGCAGCGTAGGGCTGAGGAAGCCCCTAAAACGCCCACTACGCCTATTTCTCAGGGTATGATGACTGGTGGTGGCGGGGACTCATTCCAAGGGCAACAAGGGGCTGGATTTTATGATGTGCAGCCTGGGGAAACTCCAGCGGGTAGAGATGCCCGTGTAGCTGCGTGGGCTGCTGCAAATCCGGGGATGGCTAAGGTTACAGGGTGGGCGCAGGACTGGTGGGCTAAAACCCCTTATGGTCAACTTCAGAATAAACTAGCACCTGAAATACAACAAAACATGAATTTGTCCAACCTCATCCCCAGACACCAACAAAACAGCCGGTATGGGTTGCCAGGGGCTGATACAGGCGGGATCACTTATTCTGAGTTGGACAGGATTGCTCAAACATACAATGTACCAGCAATGAGCCAACAGGCACTAATGCTGGCTCAACAAGAGGCTGGTATGTTCGACACAGGTGGTGGTGGAAGTGACTACAGTAGTTACTCAGGTGCTGGTGACTCTCAAACAGCAGCCTCTCTTTCGGCAGATTCTAGCTATTACGGGTAACTCATGAGACACTCAATTGGCAGAACCCTTCCGGCTAGTACAAACACAGAGGTATTGGTAGTACCTAATGGGTATATTGCCGATGTGAGCATGGTTTTCATTAGCAACACCAGTGGCTCTACAGGCAACATCACCTACTATTGGCAGCATGGGCATGACCCCTCCCACCAGATTTACATCCTGAATGCCAAGACTATTAACTCCAAAGATTACCTCCAATTCTCTCAGGGTAACCTTGTTATGAAAAGTGGGGATTCCTTCTACTTTAACCCCTCTGTAGAGATGAATGTTATTGTTACATTTGAACTGTTGAAAGCTCCACAACTGTTCACTTTTCCTAACGAATAACTTGACAAACTGTAAAAATTGTGTTATAATACTCACAATAAGGAAACTACATGAATTACGTTGATTTAGTAAATAAAGTTCTTTTGCGGCTTAGAGAAACTCCTGTATCAACTGTTCAGGGGGCTGGTAACTCTAACGCCTACGCTCGTCTTATTGGTGAGTTTGTTAATGAGTCTAAGAGCCAAGTAGAGGCTGCATGGGACTGGAGTGCTTTGCGTAGTACTCTCACAGCCTCCACAACTAATGGGGTGTTTAACTACGAATTGCAGAACTCACGCAACAGTTTTAAGGTGTTGGATGTTATCAATGATACAGATGACATTGAGATGCAGTACAGGGATTCTACATGGTTTAACAGGGAATTCTTGACAGCAGACCCTCAGAGGGGTTCTCCAGCCTTCTACAACTTTAACGGTGTCAGTGCAGATGGTGATACGTTGGTGGATATCTACCCAATCCCAGACGGTGTGTACACGCTTCGTTTTAACGTCACCTTGCGTAATCTTCCCCTCAGTGCTGATGCTGATGAGTTGTACATTCCCTCTCGTCCTGTTATCCTTCTAGCAACGGCGATGGCTATTGAAGAGCGTGGTGAAGATGGTGGTCAGCAAAGCATTAACGCCTACGCTGCCGCTAAGAGTGCATTGGCAGATGAGATTTCTTTGGATGCAGCCCGTCACCCTGAAGATACTTTGTGGTATAGCGTATGAAAGAATTACAGACACTTTCAATTGTAGCTCCCGGCTTTTACGGGCTTAATACACAAGAGAGTGGTGTTACCTTGTCCTCTAACTGGGCGCAACTAACCGATAATGTTGTCATTGACAAATACGGTAGGTTGGGTGCTCGTAAGGGCTGGCAGATGAAAACAACTGGGGGCGCTGCTCAACTCAGTGGAGAGCCAATCAACTTTATGATTGAGTATATCACACCAGCCAATGCCTCTGTTATCATCTCTGCTGGTAACGATAAAATCTTTAAGGGTGGTTATAACGCTGCACTAACAGATATAACCCCCTCTTTGTACACTATCAATGGCAATGATTGGCAAGGTGCTTTTCTGTATGACCATGTTATGCTTACACAGAAAGACCATGAGCCTCTGATTTACACCCAGAGTGCTTCGCCAGAGTGTCAGACAATGACTGATTACACTGGTCTCTCTCAGAACTACGGGACAAACTACCCTAAAGATGTAATCACTGGTTATGGGCGCTTCTGGGCGCATGATGGTAAAACAATCTATTGGTCTACTGATATTGCTGACACTACATTCCCTGCGTTCAATGGTGGCACAAGTGGTACTCTTAACATCAGCGCAGTGCTGCCTAACAACGTAGACAGGATTGAAGGTCTTGCTGTTCACAATGACTTCCTAATCATCTTTTGTAAGAATAACATTGTAATTTACAAAGGGGCTAGTAACCCCATTGGCTTTGGTTTTGTTATCAATGACATTATTACTGGTGTGGGCTGTGTGTCTCATAACAGTATTCAGAACACGGGTAATGATTTAATCTTCCTCTCTGACACTGGCATTCGTAGCCTGGGTAGGCTGCTGCAAGAGAAGAGCTTACCGATGAGGGATTTAACCAAGAATATCCGCGATGACTTCCTGAAGGATGTTAATGCTGAGATAGCCAACTATGGTTCACTTGATGACATCTCTAGTGTGTACAGTGAAACAAATGCCTTCTATCTAATTTCCTTCCCGTCTACTGAAACAGTTTATGTGTTGGATATGCGACAGGCAATGGAGGATGGTAGTTCTCGGTGTACAGTTTGGTATCAATACCCAGCCCATACTTTCTTGCGTATGAGGGACAGGACATTGTTGATAGGTAAACCAAATGGTATTGGTGAGTATAGAGGGTATCAAGATAATGGAAGCCCTTATCGCCTTCGTTATTTCTCTCACTACCTAGACCTCAACAGCAGTACAACTAATAAAATACTAAAGCAAATGAAAGTGGCTGTGTTGGGAGGAAGTAACCAGCAATTCTCATTGAAGGTGGGAACTGACTACACTGGTAATTATAACTCGTACCCCTTCACTGTCGAAGAAGGCTCTGTTTCTGAGTATGGGATTGCAGAGTATGGTATAGGTGAGTTTACAGGCGGCGTACTACTAGACAGTATTAAGAGTAGTGTTGGCGGTAGTGGTAATATTATTCAAATTGGCTTTGAAGCAAATGTCAATGGAACTGAGTTATCTGTTCAGTCCATAGATTGCTTTGTTAAAACTGGAAGGATTAGTTAATGGCTAATTACATTAAAGCAACAGATTTTACATCTAAGGATGCTCTACTAACTGGCGACCCAAATAAGATTGTCAGAGGCAGTGAGATTGACGATGAGTTCGACAACATTCAAACTGCTGTTAACTCTAAAGCAGATTCTTTGTCTCCTACGCTTACTGGTACGCCTCTAGCGCCTACAGCATCAGTTGGTACTAACACAACGCAAATTGCAACTACAGCTTTTGTTAATGCTGAAATTGCAAATGATATTACTGGGAAAGCCAACCTTGCTTCTCCGACCTTTACTGGTGTCCCTGCTGCTCCTACGGCTGCACAAGGAACAAACACAACACAGTTGGCTACAACAGCTTTTGTTGTAACCGAAGTAGGGACTATTTCTACTATCCCTTCTCTACAAGTATTTACCTCTAATGGTACATTTACTGTCCCCGCTGGTGTTACAAAGGTTAAAGTAACAGTGACCGGTGGTGGCGGTGGTGGAGGGGGTGTTTCTGGCATTAACTCTGCCTTCCTTGGTGGTGGGTCAGGAGGCGGTGCTGGAGGTACAGCAATTGAAGTTATTTCTGGTCTAACCCCCGGTGCTGGTATTACAGTCACAGTTGGCGCTGGTGGTGCTGGTGGGCAGTCTGGTTCTGCTGGTGGTACTAGCTCTTTTGGCGCATATTGCTCTGCAACAGGTGGTTCTGGTGGTAATGGTAACGCTGGTGTCGGAGTAGCTGGTGGGGTTGGTTCAGGTGGTGATATTAACCTAACCGGCGGTGGTAGTGGTGGTGGGCATTATCATGCTGCTGGTGACGGCACTGCTGGAACCGTAAGTGGTATGGGTGGTGCTAGTTATTGGGCAGGCGGCGGTCAAGGTGGTAAAAACACAGCCGGTACTGCTGGTACTAACGGCTCAGGTGGTGGCGCTGGTGCTGCTGACCATAACAGTGGTACTTTTAACGGCGGTGCTGGTGGAACTGGCATTGTTGTGGTAGAATATTAAGGGGAAATAATATGGTCTGGGAAACACTTCTTCCGGTTGGTTTAAGTATGCTAGGGGCTAATCAAGCCCAGAGCGCAGCTAGAGAATCTGCTCAGAGTAACATCGAGGCGGCTAAGATTGCTGCTGAAGCTGCTAAGTTCAAGCCCTACTCAATCACGACAGGGTTTGGTACTAGCTTCTTTGATGAGC